AGATACCATACTTAGTCATGTCCTGCATTGCCGCTGTCCAAGCCTTACGAGCCTCTGGAGTCTTACCCCCTAAGATTCCATCCATCTTACCATACTCAGATACAGCGTACTTGAAGCCATCCCTATAGCCTTTGCTTAAAGGTATTGGATTAATACCAGACCCAGCTAACGTAGCCATACCACCTATAGCATTCACTGCATAAGATGGTGGGTTTAGTATTACCTTAACAGCTTTAGATAAACCAATAGAGGTGTTGTATAAATCTAAAACATCTCTAAGGACATCACTCCCCATGTTATCCACACCCTGTAGGTAAGTCTTATCCAAAGCATACTGTACAGTGTTAGGCACATATAACTTAGTATCTAAATTACCCTTTAAAGTTAGTGGTGTGAAAGAGCCATCATCTAGTTTGTTAGCTGTTGCAAGACCAGCCTTACTCAAAGCAGTTGCAATATTAATATCTGCCTTGTTTTTATACACGGTTCTACCTACGTTATCAAGAGTACCCCGTATACGTTCAGAAGCAGAAGTAACCTCCCCAAGGAATGCCCTCTCTGCAACTCCGGGATTCTTACGAGCCTTGATTATAGAGTCGGTAGAGCCAGTTCTGTTATCATTGTTAGTTAGCTTCCTATTCCTAGCAGAGTTTTTAACCAAGCCATCAACATGTTTTACAGCTTCCTTCCTAACTTTATCTACACTCTTCTTAGGACTTTTCAACAAAATAGTTTTAGCCACTTCGTTGATAGCTGCCTCTTTTAGTTTAGGGCTAGGCTTAAAGTCTGGGTTTACAAACAACTCATATTCCCTACTAACATAGTTGGGGTTTTCTGGATTCCTACTCTCCTGAATAGTCTTAAGTAGTTTCTTCTGACCCTTCTTAGATATGTTACTAAACTTATGGGTTTCTATTTGGTCTACTAACATACTAGCCATCTTGTCTAGCTCTTCTCTGTAGGATAGTAAGTCACCTTCCAGAGAAGTACCTTTAACTTTTTCAGGCATTATGCCAGTATCTAAGTATTGGTTTATATCTCCTTCTAAATTAGAATCTTTATTGATAGCAGCCTGTACCCTAGCACCAATCTTAGCACCCATCTCTTGAGTTGCTTGAATCTCTTTCTGTCCGTAGAAGGAAAGGTCGTCTACCTCCCTACCTAAAATCTTAGAAGGTACAAATAACTCTTTACCTTTTTCTAACCAAGACTGATTGTCATTCATAGCTTGGGATAAAGTCTTAGCAACCTGCTTATCCTCTGTAGTATCTATAACTTGTTGGATTATCTGTCTAGCTTCTGCATCAGAGTTAGTAACACCTAAATCCTTAAGGTCTCCCGCATCTATATCACCTGTTGCTACAGCCTCATCAATCTGTTGAGCAGTCTTACCTGAAGTTTTAGAGAAAGCCTTTACAAACTTAGGAGCTGCTGCACCTAGAGTCCCACCAAACACTGCACCAACAGTACTGTTAAGAAGGATTTGAGTAGGCTCTGGCAACTCACCCTCATCTATAATAGATACAGCAACAGATTCTCCAGCGCCTATAGCTGCACCCCTCTTAGCCTCAATCTTAGCAGCATCACCTACAACCTTACCAGTAATCTTAGTAGTAGCGTTAACACCCTTAGCAGCAGAGCCAAAAGGTATTACGTTAATAGCACCAGCAGTTATCATCCTACCTAAAGATAGTTCTTCCCTGCCCTCAATCTGTTGTGCTGTATAGTTACCCAGCATACCAGAGCCAAACGCTAGTAGCGGGTACAGGGGAGGGAAAGCAGCGCCCAATGCTTGTCCTGCTGCACTGATACCAACCTCTGCCCCTAGCCCAGCAACAACCTCCCCACCTGTGGGAGAATTGTCGGTAGGTTCGGGTAGTTCTCCACTGTAAAGTTGATACGAATCATCACCAACTTTCTCGTAGACTTGTCCATCATCTGCCTTTACTATAGTATCACTTAACCACTCTGACATACGAAAGTACCTTTATTTATTTTGTTTGCGAGCGTTTAATTTAGTATTCTCTACAATACCATCCCATACATCTTTAGGAAGCCCAAAGTCTATATCACTTAATTTATTGTACCAAGGTTCATCTACACCTATACTCTCACCCGTAACTGGCGGTGGGTTTTTAAGGGGGAAACTTGTGGCATTAGGAGTACCAATAGGAGTACCAGCAGGAGTGGTAGTATCAGCAGTAGCAGGAGCAGTAGGGGTGGTAGGATTAATTCCCAAAATCTGGTCTACTTGCGCCTCAGCTTCTGGTACAGTAATCAGCCCACCACCACCCGTAAGTATTTGAGCCACCATAACTTGTCTATTTCTTTCCTGTTGCCTAACCTGTTTAACACCCGCTATTTTTCTTTCTTCTGCAAGCATAGCACCTTTAGAATAAGCAGCCATAGCCTGTTCTGTGTGACCCGCATCAATTAACAACTGTGCCATCTTATTATAAGATTCTTCAGAAGGAGGTAGTTGGGATAACTCTCTCATAGAAACCCTTAACCGCTTGTTAGCCCTATCTTGAGTTACAGCATCTCTTAATCCCGGCCCTAGTAATCCTAGAGAGTCTTCGTCATCTTTCCTAAACTGTTCCATCGCTTCAGGGCTATAGCCAGAACCTTCAGTACCCACCCCAGCAGCCTGTGCAGCCGCCAGTGCCTCACCAGAAGCCTGTGCGTCTGATAACTTAGAGGCATCTGAGCCGCCACTAAAGGCTTTTCCAGCCAGTATAGCGAGTAGGCCACCAACACTAGATGCAGCTTTCTCACCTTGAGTTCCATTTCTACCAGTTTGGCTCATCAGACCTAGCAAATTCTTTTGAGTGGTTGCTTGTCTTTCTGCAACCATCTTAGCTGCTGAGTTACTATCGTAAATACTAGCCATCTTATTTAAACCCCTTATATTTAATCATCATGCGCCCGCTATGGCGGCAGGTGCAAAGAATCCAGTACCACCAGTAGCCATACCAGCACCTACCATTGCAGCACCTTGTATTGCTGAACCTAGTAAATCCGGGCCTTGTGGGGCTTGGAAAGTATTAGCAGCCATTACCTGACCAGCTTGAGCAGAAGCAGCGCCCCTTGCTTGTTCAGCAGTAAGACCAAGATTCATAAGTTGATTCTCTATATCATTAACAGAAGAACCAAGACCAAATAAACCACCAGCACCAGAAAGTAAATTCTGTGAGCGTAGTTGCTGTTGTCCTTGGTTGATTCCAAATAAGCCAGAGTCAATATTGTATGCTTGTTGTTGCTCACCTAGGGCTTGTTGCCTAGAGCTACCAGCTAGTTCTGCAAGGGTCTGTGACTGCGCTCTGCCGAGTCCAAAGGCATCAGGGTTAACCATCCCACCTGCACCTGCTCCAGAAGCCTCACCTGCAAGCATAAGACCCATACGACCACTACCAAACAAGTCATTCTTGAGTGCTTGGTTTTGTTGAGCAAACTGAGGGGCTAATAGTCGAGACTGTTGACCAAAGATATCGGAGGTACGACCTTCTAAGTCTCTATCAAATCCAAGCTGTGCTGCATCTCTACCAAACGATTCACCTATCTGCCCTGCTAATGCTCCTGCACCACCAAAGCCAATGTCTTGTAAACCTGTTAGGTCAGAACGTATATCAGAAGTAAAAGCATTTGACTTCTTATCCCACTGAGTAGAACCAACACCACTTGTTAAAGAGTAAGGTTTAAACTTGGCATTTTGTGCCATAGCCATAGCCTCATCACTAATCTCAGAACCACCACCTTTACCACCACCACCCATTACGCTATCTCCTTAACTGGAAGTTCATAGAACACAAACTTAGAATCGAAACCATCACCCTTGAATATCTTACCCCAACCTCCACGACCTAATGATTCTATAATGTCGCAACCTTGGCTATAAGCAAATCCTTGTATTGTCTTTAACATATCTTCCTTCCACAAATTTAGTTCTTCCCCACCTGTGAAGTGCATAATCAATGACTTCAACTGTGGGTACTGTAAAGGTTCTGTAACAACAAACCCAAATACCTTACCTTCTTCATGAGCTATCCACAACTGCTGGTTGGAGTTACTCTTAATACCTGTTCTTATATCGTTAGCTGTATACCTACCATACGTATATTCAGCAGTAGCTTCAAAGTAATCCTTTACCTTGTGCCAAATAGTATCAACCTCTTGGTTAGGGTAGTGAGTAATCTTCACGCTGTACGCTTCCAATAGTATACAGTAATGAAAGGTTGGTAGTTCAAGTCTGTACCAGCCACACCAGCACTAGCTAATGTTATACCCGTAGTGGCTGAGTCGGTGTCAACTTGCGCACCTAACCTTGTAGATTCACTACCATTCCTGTCATCTGTCTGGTTGTAGTTTCTTGTACCAGAGACAGAATGAATATGTCCGGGATCTGTTAGTGTATGATTATGAGCTATTACTACTGTATCAGCACTACCACCAGTTTCTTCTGCTGCATCCATAAGCGTGTTACCACTATCAATAGCTACTAACACCCTACCAGTACCAAAGGCTGACCACGTACCAAAGCCCACTAAGGTTGCGGGGTTAGTACCATCAGTAGCGTTAGTGTATATTGTACCCACTGGATACAGGGCTTGTAGTAGGGTATCTACCACAGTGTTATAGTTAGTTAGTGCAGTAGTTACAAAAGCTGTAGTGGCTATTTGTGTAGAGCTTGCTCCAGCACTCGCAGTGGGAGATGTGGGAGCGCCTGTTAGTGTTGGACTGTTAATGTTTGCTTTAGTATTAACAGCAGTTTGAATAGCATTAAGCTCATCATTGATTTCTGTACCACTCACAATCTTTAGGGGGTCTCCAGTAAGGAGTGCATCCTTTGAAGCGAAGTCTGTAGCTTTTACATAATTACTCATATCTTATAATACCTTTATTGTGTTCTGCCAGATTTAATAAATACATCAAGTCTTTGGATACTAAGAGGCGCACCGTTTATCTCCGCCTCAAAACCACCTTGAATAACTGTCCCACTACCACCAACAGAGTTGTTTACAGTTCTAATACTAAGACCACCTGTATATTCTGCAACCGTATACTCATCTGTCCCGTAGTAGTATGGAGTACCTTCCCCTTCAATTACATAAGGATAGCTGAAGTAGCTGGTTGAGTAATCAAAGCCTAACTTTGTTACAAAAGTTTGGTTGTCTGGTGCGATAAGTGTTACACTTAACTTCTTAGCTATCTTAGTAATATTACTATTCCCTAAGTCAAAGTAGTTAGTGTAATACTTAAAGTTGTATGGCTGTGCATTGTCTTGTGAGCCGAAGTACTCTGCTAAACCATTAGCTTGACAAAACAAAAGTTTACGTTCATCAGCATCATAAACAAAGTTGGTGTGGGTTATGCCTAACCACTTAGTAGTCCTTAGCGCACCGTCAGGTAGCGGTGTCTTAGTATCAAAAGCATATACAATATTAGCAGACGGAAAGTATAATAAGTAGAAAGCAAAGTTGGGGCAGTATACAGCTTTTATGTTAGTATCTGTAACTTCGTTTTCTACTAATGTAATTAAGTCATCACGGATATTCCTAGACAAATCTCTTAAAGGTTGTGACTTCTCTTGAATTGTCCTACCCAAAGACCTAACACCAGTGGATGATAAAAACATAATATCATCACCAATATTTTGAATAGTGTTGTGCGATATACAACCAATACCTTCAATAGTCTCTACTAGAGTTAGGCTAGTTACATCAAAACTGGCCTCAAAACTATCTGTGTCTTTAAACAGCATGATAGAGTTCTTACAGAATATAACAAGGTGTCCGTTGTGTGCGCCTAAGCCTGTGATAACATCACTATTCTTAGCAAATGTACCAGCTATATTTAATTGACCAGCACTACCTGAACCCCACTTACTACCATCTAATAGGTCAGAGAAGTATACTACTGTTTTATTAGAGTTAGTGTCAGCAGCCCACAAACGACCGTAAGCAGACATAACTATGTTAGCTTGTGGCGGTGTACCATCGAAACCAGTAAACGTATCTATAGTTTTAAACTCGTCTGTTGTAGTTTCATTTGTATATACTAAAGGTTTGTACCCTAGTTGGAAGAAGTAAGTCCTATCATTAAGACTTGCAGCAGTCCAGTTGCCTGTTGTAATGGTATCTGTTGTTGTCGGTGTGATTTGTGTTAGGTTGCTATAACCCTTGTAGAAAGAAGTAGCGTTCCATGATAAGTTTCTTTTAACTCCTGCTAGGTCTATGGAAATATGAGTTCCTAGTAAGTTTACAGCTATGTTGTCGTCTACCACACCACCAAGTTGTGTTGTGCGATATGCCCAACCTTTGCGGCTACCTAACCTACCATACTTATCAATAACACAGTTATCAGCTTGTAGGGCAAAGCCAGCCTCCAAGGTTACACCAGACTCTTGGGTGTTAAGACCAAAGAATCCGGGAGCTACTATTGCTGCGGGTTGTAGAGGTTTAGCCATTATAAGTCACCGTACTTGAAGTTTCTTCAAAAGTTAAGATACAACTAACACCAGTAGCGTTAGCCCTACCCCTAATTTCGTAGCCAGACTCTAACATTATATAACCACCATTTGTTTTTAGTTCTAGGTAATCTCCTGAGCCTAGGGATTTAGCGCCTATTACAGTTATATCTACACCATTAGATATTTCTAAATCTATACCACTCTTAGTAGTACCAGAGCCATTAGATATGAACGCCAACACCCACTTAGATTTGGTGTTAGGTGGTACAGTGTATATTAATGCTGTACTGTCTGAAATAACAGCAGTGCTTAAGTTTTCTACTAATACTGTTTTTGCCCTCATTATGGAGCTGCCCAAAGAATTTCTTCTGGGTGCTTACCTGTATCTAGTGTGATGGCATCTGTAAGGAAACTGTTAGCTACAGAGTATGCAGAGATAGGGTTGATACCTCCATCCTCACCACGCTCTTCCACAGCCATAGCATACGCTAATAACTCTACTGCCTTGGCAGGGACTTCTATTTTATCAGCATCATCAGTTAGTTCTGGTGTACGTTGTATCACATTAAACCTAATAGTATAGGCTTTATCAGGGATAGGGTATACGTCTACTAGGGTATCTCCATCAGAACTAATACCGTTAAAACTATAGTAGTAGGGAGAGCCAGTGCTAGGTTCAGAGTTAAGAAAGAAGTTATTAAACATATGAGCTTCTCTATATTGCATAAAGAAGTTATCACTATCATTGATTACATCTAATACTGTAAAGTTATTTTGACTTCCGTTAAGCTCATAGGCAAAGATACCACTAGTAGTAGTAGCTGTTAACGTAGTACGTAAAGAAGACCACTTCCAAGCTTCTTCTACAGCTTGCATAGCATCATTAACGTATAAACCAATAAGAGAAGAGTATGTAGTTTCTTCTACAGTCGATACTTGTCTCTCCCGTAACCTTCTTAGTATCTTGTTAACTGTTTCTAAATATGTCATAGTGGTTATAAATCCTAGTAAATATTATCTAATTAATAAATATACTTAATAGTATATCATACTTTTGTTTGTTTGTCAAGCTTTATTTTATATTAGTCTACCTACAGTACCTTAAGCCTTGGTGTGTCTAGGGTGTTAGAAATATTAATTTTAGGTCGTACAGTATTCCTAAAGATATTGCGACAAGTACTTTACATTTTATCCTTGTGCAGTACTGATCTAATTTCATTAAGTACTCGCCTACTTAAATTCTCTATCCCATCTAAACGACCTTCTAGTTTTGCATAATCCTTTGTTAGTTGGAGTATTGTATTTCTTGAGCTTTCAAGACCTTTTTCGTATTTAGTTAATCTTTCTTCGTTTGACTTATCTTGTGCAATCTTCATATTCCATAACAACCCTATTACAAATACGAGTGCTGAAAGTACAGCTACCAACTCCACTTTGTTAAACATCATCTGACTAACAACTTGGTAAAGAGTTCAGGGAAGCCCTCAGTTTTAAATGCAGCACTATGAGCATCATCACCCTCAGTCTTTATTTCTACATTCTCTACTCTCATGTCTTCTCCCTTATACCCTACCTTACCTGCGTTACCCCATTTATGAAACGGTATAAACTTAGATAACTGTACTACATCATCATCCCTGTTATGAATCACTACAACTTCCTTTACTTGTTTAGGCACAACAAAGTCATTGTCTAGTGCCGGGTTAATGAATATTAGTTTATCAAATGAAGCGCCCTGTTCAGCAGCCTGTAATAGGATGTTACAACCATTACTGTGGCCTACACCTACAGAACCTTCAGGTGTCATGCCAGCTATTACACTAGCGATGTTATCAGAGAAGAACCTAACTGCAAACAATCCAAACAATCCGTAGTCAGCTTCAAGCACAGTGAACCCACAAGCCTCTGTAAGCTCTCGTAAGCTGTCGGTGGTATCCTTACCACCATCTGATACATTGAAGCCGTGACAGAGGACTACAGAGGGTTTATGTTCCATTTACATCACACCCCTTAGCTCATCTTCGTCCACAACCCCATCAATCGCTTCCTGTTTTGCATCATCCTCATTACGGATAACTTGTCTTGCTGCCTCGGCTGCTACCGCTCTGCTTGGGATAGTAGCCTCTACATCTAGTGGAGCAAACAACTCAGCTCGTTCAACCCTACGCTTTTCATGTGCTATGAGTTTAGCTTTTGGTAGGTCGGTGACTAAAGCGCCCTCTGACACTTTCCATGCATCCCTAAACAGCTTGTCTTGTGGGAGGCCGTCAGTAGGAATAATACTATAAGCAACCCCTTCTGGTACAGACCTAACCGCTAGTTCGGTAAGTGTACCTACCCAACTTGGGCTTGGTGTTACAACACAGACATTACCGCTTGTATCTTCATATATAATTCTATTCATAGTTAGTTCCCAAATATTGCGACACTACACTCAACGGGGTCTGAGCCAGTACCAGAAGTAGTACGGAATCTTACCCTTATCTGTGACACTGTTTTTACATCAGCACCAGTAGCACTAGGGCCATCAATACCACCAACTATCATTGTTGAACTACCTAAAGCCGAAGCAAAAACAGCATAGTTTGTATCAGCCATATTATTATCTATAGCAATTGTGTAAAGACCAGTGCCACTATCCGTTACGCTGACAACATTAAAGGATGACCTTATAACCACTGTATTTTTACCTTTAAAGTTTACCCAAGCCTTACAGGTTGCCGCACTTCCATCAATAGCTGGACTAACCCCTGCTGGCAACACCCACGCGCCATTAGCCAAGACCATCCTAGCATCTGATGGGGCTGAAGCTACCTCGATACCGCCAGCCATAGCTTCGCCAGATGTAGCACCAAGGTAGTTGTTACTAGCATCTCTAAAATATTTTGCACTCATAATTCAGCCCTTATATAAATTTCCCACCTAGAACTGGTGAAGCCGATAGCCGCCCCTGTGGTTTTGTTAGCCCCTGAAATACCATTGTTAGATATCCTAGTGTACACATTAGTCGCGTCTGCATACATGGAGTGTTGTCTTGATGTGCCAGCACCAGAATGGTTTAAGCCTGTTTCCTGCTCATCACCGATAGACCAGTTATCTTCAGCCGTAAGGCACTTGAGATACCTACTTAGCTTAGTTGGTTGAGCGCCTAAACCATGCGCCCAAGTAATAAGGCCACCATTAGTAATAGTAAACGCTGTAGATATTGCAGCAGAAGCACCAGAACCAAGTGCATCAATAGCTTGCTTAACCCCTGCTGGGTTCATGGTACGATTAGCTGTAACTGTACCTGCTTCCATTTCTGCTTGGCTGGCTACCACTACAGGTATATCAGCATCGTAAGCTTGAACCGTTACACCAATATCTGCATCTTTAAGAATGGTAGCATCCGCAGCTTCAGCTCCAACATCTGACAGAACCTCTGCTGGTGTACGAAACTCCATTGTAGTCTCGCCAGCCTTAAGCCTGACAAAATTAAGAGCCTCACCTGTTAAGGGGTCGTAGGTTGGTATTGTTGCAGCACTTGCAGCAGCAGCGTTCTCACTGACTAAAGCAGCAGCAGCACTAGCTGCCGAGCTAACTACATCAGCATTGGTTAAAACTACATCAGCATTAGTAAGAACTACATCAGCATTGGTCAACACTAAGTCAGCCGCAGTATCAATAGTATCTTGATTAGTTGCCACTAAGTCAGCAGCAGTATCAATAGTATCTTGGTTAGTTGCTACTAAATCAGCAGCAGTAGCAGTTGCATCAGCATCAGCCAAACCCTCACTTACAAGGGCAGCAGCAGCACTGGCGGCTGTACTAACAACATCAGCATTGGTTAGTACAACATCTGCATTGGTTAAGACTACATCAGCATTGGTCAGTGCAAGGTCTGCCGCTGCTCCATTCTCACTTACTAGAGCCGCTGCTGCGCTTGTAGCTGCGTTACTGGCAGAGGAGCTTGCATTAGTTTCTGAGGTACTAGCATTGGTTGCACTAGTAGCAGCATTAGTGGCACTTGTTTCAGCGTTAGTTGCAGAAACAGCAGCTTCATTTTTATATGTGTTGGCATCTTGAACCAGTAGTGTTACTTCATTAATTGTGGCGTTGGCAGAAGCATCTCCCGAACCACCCGTACCCCTAAATATACTCAAAGCAAGTCTCCTAAATATTCTGTGTTTGTGTAGATTAAAGAATAAATATAGGGGGCAATTAAGCCCCCCACATCGTTAGAACTTACTAAGCTGGAACAGCTACAACTAAACCTGACTCTGGACGAAGTACTTGCGTACCGTATAAAGTGTCAGAAGTAAACAAGTTGCTTAAGTATTCTTGCTTGTATTGAGTTTGTGAGCGAACGCCCATTTGCTCTGCAAGAACCATTGCGTCTTTATGACCAATGATAGCAGCTTTAGTATCAACAGCAGAAGCTGAGTTAGCAGCAGCCGCTTCGATTACAGGACAGTTAGAGCTAACATAAACGTCAACACCATACAAAGAGCCGATTTGACCATTCATAACACCACGACCATCTACGAAGTCGCTAGATTGGTAACGGTCAATACCCATAATTGTTTGACGAACTGAAGGTGGTACTACAATGAAACGTCCGTCCATAGGAGTATCATTATCATCCAACTGTTTGATTAGCTCACGGAAAGCTAAGTCAGTGAATACGTCAGTAGCAGCAACAGTATCTTCTGCATAAGCAGCAATACCATTAGCAGCATCAACGTAGAAGCTGTTACTATGAATCCAATCAGAACCAGAACCGTTATCATCACCGAACTTCTTGCCAAGTAGGAACAAGTCATCATCAACTTGTTTCGCTAAGGCATAACCAGCATCATCAGTATAGAACTTACGCATACTTGATAAAGCTTGTACATCTGTGATGTCTTCGATAAGACGAGAGTATTCATAGTGCTTGTTGATTAAGACTTGAACTTCAGTCTCAGTAGCTTGTTGTAAAGTTACTTGAGTTTCAGCAGCTTTAGCAGAAGCAGAGCCACGAGTAGGTTTAGGAATGTGAAGGGTATCACCTTTCTTACCTGACATGGGCATACGATTAACGAGGTTAGCTAAAACCAAGTTAGATTTATAGGCTGCGACAATCTCGTCACTCCATAACTCAGGAATGAAAGTTGCAGCAGTTGTGTTTGTTACGTGATTTGTACCTAGTGCCATTTTGTAATGCCTCTAATTAATAAAAAATTGATTTAAGAAATGTTGCTTAACGAACTCTACCTTCAGAGTATGCTATTGTAATCTCATCTGCAAGCTCTGAATATCTGTTAGGGTTCGTTTGCATTAAGTTGATAATATCAGACCGTCTATAGATTTTCTTAGACTTACTTTCTCCTGTACCTTTTGCAGACCCACTTGAGGCAGCCTTACGCTGTTGCCCTCTGTCTTTCTCTACTACTTCTTTTGCCTTTTTAGCATTGACGGATTTCTCTTTCCAGTTTGAAAGGAGTTCGTCAGCCGCATCAAAGTCATATAAAGAATCTGCGCGTTGTAGAAGTTCAGTTCGCACCTTAGAAGCTTGAACCCAAGATTGGAACTCAGCAGTCTGTGCTGTCTCCATAAAGTTAGGGTGGGCAGCAACTAATCTGGAAATAGCCTCCTGCTTTTCTAACTTCTTCTTCATCTCTTTAATCTCTTGAATATCAGAGTTAGCAGAAATGGTTTGGTCAATAGCTTCTTTAGGCTTGTCGAAGAAGTCAATCTCTTCGGCTGCTTCCTGAACAGTAGCGGGCTTGTTATCGAGGTTTGTTCTAATGAAGTCGTCTACTACTTTACGAAGTTCCCCTACCTCAGAGCCTTGCTTACCAACTAGCTTCTCAGCTTCTTGGTGCATGTGTACAATGTCTGTGATAGACTTGTTCTTGTACTTCTCAGGCAGTTCATCTTCAACTACTACTTCTTCTTCTGGCTCAAGGTTGACTGCTTCCACAGGCTCTTGTTCCTCAAAGGTTGATAGCTCTTCGCCTTCTTGTAAAGAAGACTCATTAAATTCCTCATGTTCTAAAATTGTTGCAGTCATTGTATTATAAACTCCGTACTTAAATAAGTATTGTGGATTAATTAAAAGTTAATGGGTCGCGCCCTTCTCATGGTCTCTAGCCCACTTCATAGTGGCTCCGGGAAAATCCCCAGAAGCTACATCAAGGTGGCTCTTCACAGGAGAGATTAGACGCTTAGTTTTGGCACCACATATTTTACAATCCGTAGACTTAATCTCCGAATCAATGTATTCTTCTGTGATGTGTTCATCAGGGCATTTAAAGTCATAGATCCTACGAGCCATTGGCAGCCTCCTGCTCACCAATTAGGATGCTATCATACGTAGCCCTGACCATATCTTCCATATTGATTAGGGTATTGAGAACGAAGAGTTGTCCTTGTGTTTTAAACAAAGTCTTCTCATCCTCGATAGCTTCAATCTGAAAGTTATCCTTGTCACCTTGAGCCTGTTCTACTAGTTGTTCCCAACCATCAGAGTTAAATAGGTCAAAGTAGTTTTCGTAATATGTTACATTTTCTGGTGTCATACATTCTCCGTATAGGTGTATGTGATTATGTTTAAGTTACTTCTTTGGTGCTGGCTTCTTGACGACTGCCAACTTTGGGTTCTCTAGTTCTGCAATACGCACATCTAGCTTAGATAGGATTTCATTTACTTGAGTAAGTACATCACTCAACTCTTGCTTAGTTACCATTAGGTTTTCTCATTTGTAGTTCAACAATATTTTCTTTAACTTTAAGCTCTTGTTGTTTTAAGCTCAACTCTGCCATCTCTATTGCTTGTTGGAACTCGTCCGCTGGTAGTGTCTTAGCAATAGCACTGATACGGTCTGTCTCTTCCGATACTGGAAGCAACTGTGTCTCAACTTGGTTCTGTTGAATACGAGACTGTATCTCTTGATTCTGTAATTGAATCTGTTGCAAGTTAGCCTTAGCTAATTCTAATTCAAACTGCTTACGAATCTGTTGTTCTTCCTGCGCTTGTGGGTCAGGTTGATTTGCTTTAGCTAACTCAGCTAGGATTTGTTCACGCTTAGAAAGGTTCATTGATTCAACTACGTTAGATACTAGTAGCTGATATGCAGGGTTCTCTGCTGGCATTGTTTGCAGCAATTGAACCAACTGTGTAACTTCATACTCACGGGCAATGATACCCAAAGAACTACTAGCTACAAACTTCATGTCCTGTGCCTTATATAGGTCAGGGTCAAACTGCATATACCGATGTGCAACCTTCTGTACGAACGGGATAAGGAAGTTATCTTGGAAGTTAAGTAGTGTTCTCTTGTGACGTTTGATGATTGCACCTAACGACATAGAGATACCAGCAGCAGTACCGTCAGCACCCATGCTTGCCATACCAGCAGTGTCTACAGCACCAGTTGCTTGCTGTACCATGTTCTGTAACTGAGCGCCTTGTGTGAATGTGATGTTATCTACTGCACCAAACTTGAATGGTTGTAGAATCTCTGAAGGATTACCGTTAGTAAGTAATGTCTTACCCGGACGAATCTCGAACTGAGAGCCTCTAGGCATACGACTAGCATCTACTGCCATCATAGGGTGTACTGTTAGTGCAAGAGCGTCTATACGCGCACGTAGCTCCGTATCAAGGGCTTTCTGACTGTTATAACCCTTCTCACAAATACCTCTACCCCAGAACTTACTAGGTACTGCATCCCATTTGAACGATACAACAGGTCTATCTTCCATCATGTAGGGATTAGCTACTGCTTTAAGTAGTGTAGTACCGTTAGCAATGATTACAATGGCTTCTACGTACCCTGAATCATCATCATCACCACTATCACCTAGGGCTACTGCTATCTCGTCTTCCTCTAGCTCATCATCCTCTGCTTCTTCTAGTAAATCTCTAGGGACTAGACCGTAATAACGAGTAAGGCGTACTCTAGCATCAGTGTTAACCGTGATATCTTGGTCAGGTTCTAGGTCATCATCACTTGCTACTGTCTCTACCTCTACATCACGTAGAAAACCCTTCTCTTGGTCTTGTTCTACTTGGTGAAGT